GAACTCTTCGCGACTGAGCTTCGTTCATATTCGTCCAAGAGGAAGACACATCTAATGCTCCATGCCCATATTTTTTGGACACCCTAGAATTATTCATATTCCTAGGATTATTCATATTACTAGATGTATCGGTACTTGTATCACTGTAATTATTACCGAATGCTGATTTATAGGGACCGGGTCCTGAAAATACTCGTTTGGACTGTTCACACGCATATTCATTCTTTCTTCCAGGATAACAATTGACCTGTAATTCCACAATAAAATCCCAATACACCTTGGGTACATATAAACAATAATTATCAGTATTACAGTCAGAATTTGGACAATTTACTTCACTCACTGTTAAAAATCGATCAGCTTCGATCATACTTAAACGATTAACTGGACATTCTGGTGGATTAGTATCATCATAACAATCTTCGCTATGCAAAAAACGTAAAATCGTACCTTCACAAGCAAACCCAGCACTTTCAGGCGAATCGCCCAATACTTCAACTGTTAAAGCATTAGCATGTTTGGGTGTTTCGGAGTTATATCCACTATAGATAAAAGACAATAGATTGTCATGCCATTGATTATTTATACACCAATTAACAAAGGCTAAATAGACTAATAATCTATCCCGATAGATACGATCTTTATAATTTTTAAATGATTTACGGTATTCATTTGGATTAACAACAGTGATACAATCACCGTTTATTTTGACACATTTTAAAGTTGTTGTCCACTGTGCATGCGAACCCAGTTTAACCCAGTTACCACAATCAAATCTTAATTTCTTACCCAAAAAACCAGTCATAATTTGACGACCAATAATATGAAAACCCCGCGCTAATCCATAATATTTCTCAGGACCAGATGAGACTTTCGTTGCCAAACTACAATCGTCAGTTGTATAGAAATTACTAGGATAAATAAGATAAGCCAAATTAGTCAAAAAGTTATTCAATTCAGTCGAACTAGTTTCGCTTCCTGAACAATAAAGACCATCAAGCAACAATTGCAACGACCTGGTCTTAATATCCAAAATCTGGGAAAAACATGTATCGTGACAAGGATCACATAAACTATCAACTATTTGCAATAAAAGATTTTTAGTTGGACAACTACAAAAACCACCTGGAGGGGCTGATAGATTACGGCAACCTCGATCATAATAAAGCAAGTTTTGAAAATAACCAATTAAATTGACAGCCACATTAACCTTATCACACGTATCATAACAACAAAACGCCAAATTCGGACTAACTAAAAAAGAAATTTCATTACAATCATTAGTAGTTGTTGTCATTATACCAACACTCTTTCTATATTAAGATTTAATATAGAATAATATCTAAACTGTTTTAGATATTATTTTATCTTTAGGCACCTTTATGGAAATCATATCAAAGTTAATTACTTTTTCCTAGTAGGCATAAGTATTATAAAAATAATATGGATAGTCATCTGGTGGTCCAGTCAGATATAAATCCTGAATACCTCGGGCTTTCAATTGAATAAAAGTTCCAGGACTCGTTCCAGAAAAATTCTCTGCAAAACTATAAACAGTCAACAAAACCAAGAAAACTAAAAATAAACTAGCAAAGTCCATCTTATATTAACAATCTACAAAACAACCAAGACATTAATCCTATGAATTATTTGAATGACGAAAAAATTTCCAAAAATTTCTACAATTATCTTTAAAGATAGACAAACATTAATCTAATTTCGCCATCCTTATAAAATGGAGACTGGACAATCCGATAGCTGGCAAACGGTCCTTAAAAAACCAATTGGCACTTCTAAAATAATGAAAAAGAAGGAAATTATCGAGGAAGAGTCATCACCGAGTCCCAAATCCGATACTATAAAAACTCCTTCAAAACGATCCCGTCGTAATCGACATCACCCATTCTATTATCAATATGGAGTAGAACAACTTGACGGTTTCGATAGTGAGTTTACCAGAATAGATGTTGAAGAATGGGCCGCAAAAGATTGGGAAGATTATGAAATTGAATTAGAACAGTGCTATGGACTATGCCCTAGGAATCTGGAACGTTTCAAAACAAATTGGTTCTATCACCAATACGGTTCCAATTACTATTTCAAAAACGCCCTTTATTATGATTTTCCCAAATACCAAAGAGACCTAGTACAATATTTTTTTTATCGATCATAAAAAATCTCACCATCACCAGTTTCCACTTGGCATGCCCATCGGTTTGATGTTTCTTGGTCTAAATACAGAACAGAATTGAGTATATATCTTATATCTATATACTCTAATAGGTTGTTGATAAGCTATATTAAAGGCTTTGGTATATAACATTGCTTATTGCTTCCAAGAGAACAATAAGTGAGTTAAAAAATTTTTGACATAGAAATCTCTAATGATGGTTAGACTTCGATGTCTTGTCTTTTTGATACACTTTCGGTTAGTTTTCTAATACTATATGGTCGTTAATACACCCTAATTAGGCCTTTAATATCCCATATTAGGGTGTATAGGTGTAAACTCGCTTAGGAAATGGATACCCCTATGGAGCGATGAGATTCTTTCAAACGACATCTATTAACACGCTTATATGTTAAAAATTTGTTTTTGTTATATATTTATAAAGAAAATGACCTACTATTACAGCTATCAACAAGAACAGCACCCCTATAATACAACACTAAAACCCTCCGAAATAAGAACTAATCATACAGGGTCTCCTGTACACTATGGAGATTCGGAAATAGTTAGCTCAAATTATCCCATAATTGGCAGTTTAATTACAAATAGTCAAGCAATTACATTATCCCAACGATATGGCCTTAATCAAATAGCCAATCAAATCGCAAAACATCCCGAAAAATATCGATCTTGGTATTTTGACGGAGTTTCTGGTCTACCTGATCACTTTCTTAAGCTCATTGGTCGCGGTTTCGATATTACTTACGAATGCGCTCTACCACATGATTTAGCTTATGGTTATGGACAAATCGGTGATAGTCACGGACGACGGACAGCCGATCGTGAATTTCGTAAGAATTTAGTTAAAAAAGGTGATGTTAGTCCCGCCGTGGCTTATATTTGTTGGGTGGCCGTTCGTGTCTTGGGTAGTTCCAAATTGGGTTTAAGTTTCAGTTGGGGTTTTGCCGATAAACAAAGAATTAGTTTTTCCAATTCCCCCCTCAAGATTACCTTTTAAAAAACTGAAATCGCATAAAATTCAGCCTTCTAACTATGTTAACAGGCATAAGCTGGTCAATTCGTTTCGTTCATTAATGATAATTACTTCTTGCGCTTTGTATCATTAATAAATGAAACAGGATTTGGGTTTCACCAAATTTTGTAAAGCTAGTTCAGGTAATAAAGACTAGTTGGTTTCACTTCAAGTTTTTCAGTGGTTGGTAATATCCTCGAATCTTTCTGTTGATAATCCACTAAACCCAAGAAAAGACAAGGTTTTAACCAATCGGAATTCACCAAATTGATGTAGATAAAATATACATTATCTTCTTTGACACCCGAAACAGTAAAAGGGAAGACTGGTTGTCCTTTTAAATAACTTTGATAACGGTTTTGAAATAATTTAACTGTTCTTTCACTATTTTCAGTGGTAATATACATCATCGAATTACCTGCTCGATTTGAGTATTCCTTACCCGAAATTTTTAACTGCTCGCTCTTACCATTGACTAATTCAATGGTTCTCCCATATAGACAATTTTCATTGTTCAAGCTAATAAATTTTTCAATAACTCTGTCAGCAATTTGATAATATGACGTCCCCTTTGTTTTTTTGAATTCCTGATAAAGACTAGTAAAATATTCTAAATTTTCACTTTCTAATCCAATCATAATTGGTGCGACCGGTATAAATCCTCTAGCAACTTGTTTTAGTTGTTGGTAAGTAACACCACCAATGATATTTCGAGACTTATCTGGCACTGCCCTAGGACTAAAATCTTGATGGAGCCAATTTAAATAGGGCAATAGCAATTGTAGATTTAAAAAGACTCGAACATCATGTTCTTGGTAGCCACATAGACGACCCAAGAGCCCCTGAACTGTAGCATCACAACTCTTGCTATAATCGTGGACTGCTATTAAATGTTCCTTATGTTCCAATCGTTTACTGGCGCGAAGACGTCCATAAATAAAGAGAAAGGTTGGACATGATGGTGATTGGCTAATGAGTTGATTAAAATCGACAGTCTTTTCTTTTTTGTGATGGCAATCGATAATTTTATAAGGTAAGACAGAGTCACCTATTTCAATATCATGAAACCTTTCTATAATGGCTGAACGTAAGATATTGCTGGATTGTTTAGTTACACGGCATATAATATATCCACATTTTCGTTCTTCGGAGCCGCATTTAATTTCCAAATAGTCTAAAAATTGTTGACACCATTTTAGATCACGTAAACATCCTGTTTGAACTATTTGCCCTCGAGAGTGTATATCTCGGATACCGAAATAGTTTTCAGGGCGATCCATTGTCACTAATACTTTTGGTTTGGTACAATTTTGATATTCGGTAGTTAATTGTGTGTTAGAAATAGTAGTTAGAGCAGGATTGGATAAACTAGCAACTTCAGCCATTGGAGTAGCGGAAACACTAATCAGTCTCACATTAGATGGCACTTGGCTTAGATTGAGGTTGACACCTATACTGTCCAATTCTCGTTTGAGGGTATTATTACCATTGATGAAGGTGGTTCCTAGATGACTTTCATCAATGATGATCCAATTGATTTTTTCTATGGCTAATATCTTTTGTAAATAGAGATGATCACGTAAATGTTGACTATTTAAAATGTTTGTTTCTGGTACCAAACCAGAATAATCACGGACAATTTGTTTAGCTAAATCGTTATCATTCATTGGTAAAATGACAATGGGATTGACATCACGATTGAGTCTAGTGGCCATCCAACAAATTGTTTGAATTGTACCAGTTTTACCTAATTGTGGTTCAGCAGCCACTAAAACATGTTCTTCTCCGTTTTGAAGGTAGTTAACGACTCGAGTTGCAGTATGAAATTGATGTTGGTAAATTTTCATGGATTCGAGAGTAAGAACATCGAGTTGGACTGTGCCATCTTCATTAAATTTAACACCACATGCTGTTGGTTGACTAGATAGTTGAATACGCTTTCGACTCTCTTCAATAGTGACATATCCCTTAGAACGAGCATGGACACCACAATAGAGGTTATCATATTTGGGTCGAGCTTTATTAGTACATTGTTGACCTGATTTCAAGAAAGATTGGCAAACGGTACCTTTTTTTTTGCGATTAGTGTTCCAATCTGTAATTAAAGTTTTAATAGGTTCGGGTTCCATAATCACTGATTGTGGATCATCTTCAATGATCTGATCATCAAAAATTTTTGGTTCCAATTCCATATTTAAACTATAAATTTAATTTTTTGGTTATTTTCTTCTTTTTAGACAGATCAAGAACTCATTTTTCTTTGTTTTTATCGTATGTAGCTCAGAGATTTTACTGAGAGATCTATTATAGAATTCAATGCCACGAATTAAAGTTAATGAAAATTGGTATGAATTGATTTATCTAATAGATAGTGGGAGTTTTGGGAAAGTTTATTTAGTTCGTAAAGTTTCAAATCACTTCGGATTAACAGCACAAGAACGAAGCGATCCAGAACAATATTATATATTAAAACATATTGTGACATATAGTCAAGATGAGACCGATTACACGCTTAGTGAAATTGCAACTCTAGAGTTTTTTGAGACTAAATGGGGTGCAGATTCACCGTTTTATAAAATTTTGGATTACGAAATCAATAACGGAGAATTTAGTAGCAGAAATGAATTCAAGATCCTTATGGAATATGTAAATGGATACAATATCAAACGTTTAATGGAACGTGGTCTTTTAAATGAGGACGTGATCAAGATTATCTTTGCTCAATTACTAGCTCAATTCCAAATGTTACATGAAAATAATATTGTTCATCGTGACGTCAAACTTGAGAATATTCTGGTGGAGATTGATAATGAGTCCGGTGAAATCAATGTCGAAATTATCGATTTTGGTGTGGCGTGTAATAGAGACCAGAACTATCTTTACGAATATCTAGAAAATGAACCAGTCATAAGAGTTTCTCAGCGTTGTACTAAACAACGCGTAGGGACACCTTATACCATGGCTCCAGAAATTAGTGCTTTATCACATAATAAAGATAAAGCACTAGGTGCCGGCTTAAAAATAAGTGATTTGAAAGCATCAGACGTCTGGTCTCTTGGAATCTTGCTATTCATTATGGTTCATGGTATCAATCCATTTAAATCCTCTACGGGTCATAAAATATCCTTAGAAGAGGCACTAAAGATTATTAATCATGAATTAAGGAAAAGACAAACGGTGTATAATAGTATAATTCGTGATATCTTAGTTCCAGTTGAAATACGTCCTACTATTATGGAATTGATAAATAAGTATGGGGATTTTTTTTCTTTGA